ACGCTGTCGTCGTTGATGATTCGCCACTCCGTTCCGTGGATTTTCAGCCTCGTGCCGGTGTTTGGGCGGACCAGAACGAAGTCACCGACCTTGCAGGACGGACCAGAAGGGAATCGGAGGGGGTCTCGATAGGCATCCGGACCCATCTTTGCCACGAAAAGCACCGGAGACAGCACTTCTTCGTAGTGCATCGTCTGTCCAGCCTTGGCAATGCCACTTTCGTACTCTTGTTCAGCCTTTGGAACAAGACACAGAAGGTGGTAAGTCACAGGATCGGGCACTTGTCGTGCCTTTTCAGCTTCAGTTTCCGGCAAAACGGTCTCGGTTTCACCGTCGGATAGGATCAGTTCACTCATCTTCAGCCTTTTGAAGTCGGTCTACGAGGTCGGTGATGTACATATGAGCCTGCGATAGACCTCTTATCTCGCCGGTCATGGACTTGTACTCGGAAAAGTCCTTCGCAGCGCCGGAGATGAGGGCTTCAGCGATGTCTTGTCGCCTGTCTTCAATCTCTTTCAGCACCACGGAGAACGCAGTGGTTGCCATCTAAGCTCCTTTCGGAGGTGTTTACATGATCCGTTTTGTCCTTTTCGGACATTTCGGACATTACTGGGTTGGTTTTTGGGGTTGCCTCTGCTGGGACGGCTTGACCATCGTTTTTACAAGGTCAGTACGTAACTTCTTGTCCGTCTGCGCGGCACTCGATTGCAGTCTGGCCTGTTCTTTGACCATTTCTGTCTTGATGCGCTCTTGCTCAAGGGCAATCTTCTGCTGGGCAATCTGGAAGTCCCGCTGGCTGTCGGCCTCCTTTCGCTGAAGTTCCTGGGCCCGAAGCTGCAGTTCTGCCTGCTGAAGCTGCAGTTCGGGGTTTTGTGCCTGCTGTTGTGCCTGTTGTTGGGCAAACATAGCTTGGTTCTGCACCATCGTCCTCTGTGCTGCCGCCGCAATGAGGGGGGCCAGGGCTTTTTCATCCTCCGGGGCAATGGGAGCGTTGTTTTCCTCGTCCAGTTCCGGCAGAGGCACGCCCAACTGCATCTCAACCTGCGCCCGGTAGGCAAACGCGGCATGTTCTGCCATGTGAGCCATCAGAGCAGCCATCATTTGTTGGGACATGGGGTTTTGACCCAGGATCGCAGCGATGTTCGGGTCTTGCATGAACGCCTGATGGGTCGCCATGTGAGCCTGATGATCCTGATATGCGAAGGCTTTGATGGGCTGAAGCCTCAGAACGGCCATGTTCTCGGACACAGGATCCCGTGGCTTCTGATCCTCCGAGGACGGAACCAACTTTTCTGCGTCCTTGATCCCGAGAACCTCCAGCATTTGCCGGTGAAGTTTGGGAAGGTCATAGATCTGAGGAGCGCCCTGGGCCAGTTGGAGTGCCGCTTGATACTGCATGATCCGCTGGGCCATCGTGGCGGCGTTCGGATCGCTGACCGGGATCACCTCGACAAGGTCGTAGTCAGCCTGCTTGACCCCCCTGTTCCCACCTTCCGGGGTATAGGAATAGGAATCCGGCATGAAGTCTCGGATGATCCTCTTCAGAAGTTTAAACTCCATCCGAAGACTGGCATGAACCCGGGCCTGGACGGCAGACATGGTCTTCAGTTGCCGCTCAAGAATAGCCAGGGTTGTGCCAACGGGTGCTTGGGCGGACATGTCGCTGATCTTCAAATCCGCGATAGCGGCCAGCCTGCGCCCCTCCTCTGTGATCCTTTCCAGCAAAGCCGACAGAACTTGGCTAGGCTCCTTATATGGAAGGGGCATGATGTTGTCCCTGACAACACCAGAGGGCACATCCACATCCCGGAACTCTCCGGGAGCAATTGGGGTGTCATCTCCTTTGATCCGCAAACCCCTGGCCTTCAGACCCCCAGGGAGGTTGGACAGAGTTCCTGCATCCACAAGCTGCCTGATGATGGAAGTGCCTGCCCGGGCATATCCACCAATCAGATGGATGTAGCCCAGACCATACGCCCCAAAGCCGGGGATGTAGGTGTATTGGACGAAATGCTGGCGCTTCTGCTTGCGCTCATCATCCTCTTCCCAGTTCCGTCGGATAGCCAGAACCTTGTTCGATCCCCTCTCGATGGAGATCACATAAGGAAGAGCAACCTCTTCCTCATACCCCGGAAGGTCATAGTCCACATGGATTTCCATGACCCGGTAGCGATCATCATCCTGAAGGTTGAACCCTTGCTCCTCTGCCTTCTTCTTCTCAATGTCAGAGAAGAAGGTCACAGGCTCCCCCAGTTCAATGTCCCGGTAGAACCCAGATGCCTGCAGCTTCCTGATCTCGTTCTTGGTCTTGCGCATCACATGCGTGACCCGCTCTGCCGTGTAAACATTAGCAGCCCCGTAGGGGATGATCATGTCTTCTGCCGGGATAAACGGAGCAGCAGGGAGCTTGGTGCCCTCATCCGGGTAGATCTTCTTGAATGCCGCACCGGACAGACCCAAGGAATACAGAAGACGCTCATGCTCCGACCGATAGTCAATCATCTTCTCGGTCAGGGTGACGTTCATGTCCTCCCGAACCCGATCAGCAACCTCTTCCTTGATTCTGGTGACCTCCCCAATGATCTGGGTCTTGACCGGACCCTGGGCCGGGAACGTTTCAACGATCATCTCTGACTGAAACCTGACAGCAGCTTCCGTCAGAAGAGGAGAGAAAACCCCACATGCCCCAGACCAAGGCTCCGTCCTCTCCTCATACTTCATCCCAAGGACTTCAAGTCCTTTGATGTACATCTCAGACCATTCCTTGCGGGAGTTGATGTCCGAATCCACCAGATCCACAAGCTCTGAGGCAATCGACTCCAGAGTGCCCTCATCCAGAACCTCTGCAAGGTTTGCACCAAACTCCTCTGACTCATCCTCCTTCTCCAGGGTCACCTCCAAGCCATCCATCCCAATGGTGACACTGTCAGGATTCTCGATCTCTATCTCCAGTATCGGCTCCGATTCCATCGGAATCACAGCAGGAACAAGTGCCCGGTCGATGTTGGTTGCCATGTCTAATCCTTTAAACGACTTCAATAATACCCGACGCGCCTTCTGTCAACAGCCTCTTCCGGCTCATCCGTCTCAATCGAGATAAACCCTCCCTTGCGGAACCTCATCAGAGCCTGCGAAGCAGAGTCCGTCAGGTCATCATGCTCTCCATGAGGAAACGCTGCCATCTCCTCAGCAACCTCCTCAGCCCAGCGCGTATCCGGCCTCCAGACCATCCCAGAAGCAAACAGATCCGCTATCGAGTTCACCCGGGCAATCTTGTCCTGCCCCTTGTAAGGCGTGTACTCCGACACCGGAACACCCACCTTGCGCAACTCATACACCAACGGAGCACCAGCAGCCCTCTTCTCAATGATCGTGGTGTCAGGACTCCACTCCCTATACATCTCTATCGCCTTCTTCTTCAAATCAGGAAACTCCAATCTGATCTTCAAAGCATCCAGCAATATGACATTTGGAACCATATTCCCATGCCTGTCTTCCCTCTCAAATACCCCCCAAGTGGTACATGCCGAATAGTCAGCACGGTTTGACGTCTCAAATGCCGTGTCCCAAGACTGAATGATGTATTCGCAAGAAGGAGGTTTCTCACTCTCCCATATCTTCCAATAATCCCTCTTGATTATCGCCCCCTCCTCAGAGGTGGGATTCTGTTGATACTGAGCCTCCCATTTAGCTACAGGAATCTCAGCCTTGATAGATTCCAACTCCTCCTTCTTCCAAAACCCAGGCCACAAAGGAGTGCCAGAAGGAAGAATGGCGGGAAACTCAATCACCTCCCAATCATCAGTGCCATCCTTCGATGAGTTCTTCAATATCTGACCCGTAAGATCCCTCTTAGACCACCGGGTCATCACAACAATAATAGAACCCCCAGGCTGCAACCGCTGTCTCGGACCCGACGTATACCACTCATACACAGCGTCATACACCGCAGGGTTGCCCTGCTTTGCCTCCTGCTCACTGTGAGGATCATCAATGATCAACAGATCAGCACCCTTACCCGTCACAGCACCACCAACACCAATGGCAAAATAATCCCCACCCTTGTCCGTGTTCCACCTCCCCGCAGCCTTCGAATCACTAGACAACTTCGTCTGAAACACCTTCCCATAATCCTCAGAAGACACAAGGTTCCTGACCTTCCGTCCAAACCCCACAGCCAACTCCGCCGTATGTGCCGTCTGAATGATCTTCTTCTCAGGAAACTTCCCAAGAAACCACGCCGGCAACAAATACGAAGCAAACTCACTCTTCGTGTGTCTCGGAGGCATATTGATAATCAACCTCTTCAACTCCCCATTAGCCACCCTCTCAAAAGCATCAGCCATGATCTGATGATGCTTCCCCGAGATAAACACCGGCCACATCTGCTTCACAAAGAACAAAAAACTCTCCCGGCACCTCTGTACCCTGTCCATCTCCAACAAAGCCTTGATCTTCTTCCTATCCCCCTCAGACACCTTGTCCACTATCTGCAGATAGCTGGTGATCTCCTGTCTCGATAACAATGTCATACCGCCCTCTGTCCTTGGATATATAACCTTTTCGGCTCAGTTCATTCACCAACCTGTACGTGCCACCACATGACCTCACCTTGCACCCTATCGCTATCACCCTGTACGTCGGAACCACCCCCCACTTCCTCTTGTACGCCCCAATAAACTCCAAGACAAACCGCTGCCTTTTCGTCAACATATATCCCGCGTTTTCCATTTCTCATATTGACGGGGGTGGTTTCCAAAATATAGGGGGGTGGGGTTTTGGCGGGAGGAAATGCAAGGGGGTGGGGAAATGTTTGAGTGGATTTAAGGTGGAATGTTTGAGTGGATTTGAGCGTAACGTGGCGGAGGGTGGTCATCGCCACCACGGGCCCCTCCCCCCGCCCCTGGGTCCGCCTCCCGCCGCCATGTAAACGCCCACCCGTTTGCACGCCGAGCGTTTGCACGCTGCACGCCGACCGCACGCCGCGCCTGCACGCTGCCCGTGTACACGATCACCCGGCATCGGTGCCGGTCTTGCCCACTAGGCGCAGGTGCTGCGCTAGGTCTCGGCGCAGTGCGTCAGGCGACGCGGTGCGGTCACGCTCGGCTGGTGCTGGTGTAAACGCGCCTGAGGCCTTGCCGAGTAGCTCCAGGGCTCGCAGCCGGGTGTTGTCAGCGGTCCCTTTGCTCAGCTCCACAAGACTCCTCACCACGTACCTCCTCGCCGCTATGTGGTCCTCCACCAGCGCCTCTTGTGTCTGTTCCCAGGCTTGATCGATCAATGCCCTGATCCTCGGGTTGCGCCCCAGCCGGTATGCCTGGACGCTCGCTGACTCATCCGAGGCACTGGACCCATAGGCATCCCTATATGCCTGACGGAGGCTGCTGCCCTCTATGACCCGTCTTGCGAAGTCCTGTTGCTTGGCTGTCAGCGGGCGGAGACGACGATAGCTGGGAGCACCCTTCAACTGCCCGTCTGCCCTCTTGTGCGGTGCCGGTGAAGCCCATGCCATCTGTTCCGCTTCGCTACCTACCGGCCCGGGCTCTGTTTCGTGTAAACGGTCCAGGTCAGCCTCAGCCTGGGCGAGTGCATCGAGCACGTCCCGCTGGCTCGCTCGACCCCGCTGCGGCCCAGGCTCGCTGTCTTCCCTTGTGGTTTTGTACATAGCTGTGTATCTGTCCAGTGATGTTCACATTATCCACAGGTTGTTCAAACGACGCAAGTTGTCCACAGTCTGTGGATAAGCCTTAGATTTGCCTCATTTTTGAGCATTTACCTATGAAACCCCTGTGGATAACTTTGTGAACAACTCGCTAGAAGCTCCGATCTATTTTTCTGAAGGGCAAGGCATGTCCTGCCCCCTTGCGTCGATCCTGGGCCGTTCTAGTGCGTTCTAGCGGTATGTACGTCCATACAGGTATAGCCCTTGGGTTTACTTGGTCATTCTGTTCTGCTACTCACGTGCGCGCACGTTCGTTGGTCAGATCACCCGGCTCTGATCTGATAGTGCAAGCACCATGCAACCCCCTATTGCCATACGCTCGTTTGCACGGTATGCTCGCGGTGCCCGCAAGGGCCCCCGCAGCAGGGTGCTGCGGAGGTAGCAGGAGGTTCTATGACACGCGAAGACTGGCTTACCCAACTGGTGGACGAAGTCCGCCCCCTGTTCCCGGCCCACACTGGGCAGTCCCTCCCCGCCCGCATCCGCGTCGCCTGCGGATTCCCCAGCAGCGCCCGCCGCAGCGGCGCGATTGGCGAGTGCTGGGCCGACGCCTCCAGCGCCGACGGGACGGTCGAGATCCTCATCTCGCCGGTCGTGGACGATGTCACCACGGTGGCCGCCACCCTCATTCACGAGTTGTGCCACGCCCTGCCGGGTTCGATGAACCATAGCAAGACGTTCGCCGCCCATGCCTGGAACATGGGTCTAGTCGCGGGCGCGAAGGGCTGGAAGAGCACCGGCCCCGGCCCCGAATTCGACGCCCGCTACAGCGCCATCCTGGCCGACCTCGGACCCTATCCCCACGCCCACCTGATCATGTCGGCCAAGCCAAAGCAATCGACTCGCATGCTCAAGGCAGTCTGCCCCGGGTGCGGCTACACCATCAGGCTGACCCGCACCTGGGCCGAGAAAGGTCTGCCCCTCTGCTCCCAGGATGGTGAGCAGTTCCAGCTTGAGTCCAACGACGAGGAGTGACCATGAACACCAGAGTCCTTCAGACCCTGCTCGCCCTGCCCGGGGCACAACTCGCCCGAGCCGCCAACCTGATCGTCGGCCCCGCCGACCGAAACAAGGTCGAGGCCGCGCAGGCCCTTGCGAACGAGGTTTCCCGTGGAACAGTCACGATTGATCAGGTGCGGCAGGCGGTCTCGGGCGTAATCGCCCAGCCCCCCGCCACCATCGGCACGGCTACCGTCGGCCTGCCGCAGCCCACCTTCCAGCCTCCCCGCCCCTCCACTCCCCAGCCCGATCCCAGGATCGACGCCGCTGCCCAGGTCGCAGCCCGGGCCGAGCAAGAGGCCCTCAGGACGGGCGCGGAGGTCGCGTCTATCCGCACTGCGGTGTCGCAGGTCACGCAGACCGTTGCAGTCCTGAAGACCCTGGCCGAGGCGTCCGACCGGGCATCGGCCACCATTTGGGCCGGAATCAAAGCCGAGGTCGAGGCGCTGCGCGATGCTGGCCCCGCGATCAATGCGGAGATCGCCACCCAGGTGCGGGCGGCACTCGCCCCCCTGATCGCCCAGGCCACGCCGCAGACGGCCCCCAGCATCGTCGCCGCTGCCACTGCAGCGCCCACGGGGCGACAGTCGGCGCTCACCCTTTTCGGCCTGGACCTGTCCGATGCCAAAGGCAACCCGCTGATGTTCGCAACCTACACCCACCCCGAGGCCCCAGCCGTGGACCCGTGCTTCATTTGGTCCGAGTCCATCGTGCGACACCTGCACATCGCCGCGACTCATGGGCGCAATCTATGGCTAGGTGGTCCAGCAGGCACAGGCAAGACTCAGACGGCGCAGCAATTCGCCGCCCGCACCGGGCGCATGTTCCGGCGCTTCGTCTTCGACCGCTTCAGCACTCGGGACGACTTCCTTGGAGCGACCGGCCTCAGCAACGGCTCGACCGTGTTCGAACCGGGCGCGGTCCTGGCCGCATACACCACCCCGGGCGCTGTTTGCCTGTTGGACGAGGTCGGCATGGGACAACCCGGTGCACTGTCGGCGCTGAACGCTTTCCTGGAGCGGCAAGCCCAGGTTGCCTATGCCGGTCAGGTCTGGCACCGCGCCCCGGGGACCATCTACCTAGCCGCCAGCAATGACCTGACCCAGGGTGATCCGTCGGGACGATACGCCGGGGTCCAGCCGATGAACGTCGCATTCTCCGAGCGGTTCTCCCTAGTGGTCCCGTTCCGCTACCTCGACGCTGCCACCGAGGCCGAAGCACTGACCCGGCACACCGGATGCACTCCCGCCCTGGCAACGCACCTAGTCGCGGCCATGGGCGTGTTGCGGTCGAAGGTCGATAGCGGCGACATCATCGACGCCCCCAGCATCCGGCAGATGGTGGCGTTCATCGAGGCCGCCCGGGTCCTGCCGGTGGCCGAGGCTTGGAGGTCGGCAATCGCTGCCCGCCAGCCCGCCGAGTCTGAAGCTGCACTTGCAGCCGTTTACAGCGCATGCGTCGATGAAGCACTCGTATCCGAGGAGTCCGCACTGTGACCACCGATCTACTTATGAGCCGCACCATGCGCGGCATCGAGGCCCGGGCTGGGCTTGAGGCGTTCGCGCATCGACTGTGCAAGACGCTCGGCCTGCCACCGATCACTATCCAATGGTCGAGCCGCATCCAGACCGCCGCAATCAACGCAGCGGGAAACATGATCTTGTCCGACATCGGAGACGCCGCCACCGTCACCCGCGCCACTATCCATCACTACGCCGGTTATGTAGTCCATGAGCTTTTACACCGGAAGTTCACAACTTTTGTATGGTCCGACGGTCGGCGCTATGTCGATACCCTGCACAACGCCATCGAAGACGCCTGGATCGAGCGCAAAGCCATCCGCGCAGGGCTGACGGGCAACATCGGTGCGTTGCTGCGCGAACTGCTCGGGACCATGGTCACCCAGGCCCGCGAAGGCGTGACCGACTGGGCCGACCCGGCGCAATACCCGTTCAGCCTTGCGGTCTACCTGCGCGACTACGGTCACACCGTACCCACGCCCGCCGAGTTGATCCCGATCTGGCGCACCGCCGCATCGAGACTCGACACCTGCCACTCGACCAGCGACACGCTGGAGCTTGCCCGTTGGGTGTTCGACCAACTGCAACAGCCGCCCCAGGGACAGGACGAAGACCAGGGCGACGGCCATGGAAGCCAGGACGAAGACCAGAGCCAGGACGGACAAGGCGACGACCAAGGGAGCCAGGGACAGAACGGCCAGGGCGACGGCCAGGAAGGCGCAGGAGACGCGCAAGGCCAGGACGAAGGTCAAACCAAGGGTGAGCCGCAAGACGCGCCTACAGGCCCCGCTAGGGCCCCCAGTGGGCACCAGCAGGCGCGAGAGGTAGAGCCCTCACAACCGAGGCCCGAGGAGAGCGCACCCGGCGGAACCTACACCCGTGAGTCAGTACTTCAAGCACGCCTGCCCTCTTGCGCCCCGATGGACATCTGGCCCACAGAAGCAACGGTCCCGGCCCGCATGCGCTTGGAGGTCCGCAAGATGTTGGAGAACAGCGCGACCGAGTGGCGCGAGGGAGGCTATCGGTCCGGCACCCTGCACCGACCCGCACTCGCCAGCGTGGCGACTGGCAAAAGGGAAGTATTCGCCCGCCGCCACTCGACCGATGGCATTGACTCAGCGGTCTGCATCATGCTGGACGTCTCGGGCTCGATGTTCCCTGCGGGCGGCTGCACAGTGCACGACGAGTACCTCCTCAGCAGAATCCGGAACAAGGTGGAGACTTCCCGCATAGGTCTGGCGGTAGCGACCTGCGCCGCGCTGCTCGACTCGGTGGCACAGGCGCGTGGTGAGTCCATGTTGATCGCATTCGGCAGCGACTCGGTGATCCTAAAGGGTTGGGGTCAGCCGTGGCGCAAGGCGCTGCCGGACTTGCGTCGTTTACACGGACAGGGAGATACCAACGACTACGCAGCCGCACGCTACGCAACCGAGGCCCTGATGGCCCACCCCGCGCAGCGAAAGATCCTGATCAGCATCAGCGACGGCGACGGAAACATCTGGTCGACCGCCCGCCAGATCGAGGCCGCCCGGGCGCTTGGCATCCGCGTGATCGGCTTAGGAATCGGGCACAACGTCAGCGAAACCTATGGCAACACGGCGGTGCAGGTCGACCGTCTAGAAGACCTAGGGCGCGTGGCTTTCGGACAGATGAGGGATTCGCAATGAACGACGACCGCCTATTGCTGATTCTCTGCACCGTTGTCGCGGCACTTATGTTGATTGGCATTATTTGAAACCAGTAGCCCTGCTGCTCATGGCAGCAGGCATCATCTGATCGGAGCTTCCCCATGTTCTCAACTGACCTCTACGTGCGCTTGACGCATCGCTTCGCCCCGGGCTGGGACAGCCTGGACGACGACCGGCACGTAGGCGCGGCCCGCCTCACCCCGTGGCGGCTGGCCCGACCGCCTCAAGACTATGACGACGGGGGCGTTTACACGTCCACCGCCACCGTCCGCACCCGGGACCGCCGCGCCGCCCGCGCCATCGCCCAGGCCCTGGCCGATACCCTCGGGGGGTCGTCATGCAGGCATGAGCACGACTGCTGCGGCTGCGCCTCTCGCTGGGTGGAGGCGAGGAGGGTCGGCAAGCATCGATACGCGGTGCGGATGAGTGTCACGTTCAATTACTGATCTTCAACAGGAGGTGTAAACATGGAAAGACGTTATTTGATCGCCAAGCAGCAGAGGGTTGCCGTCCGCGCTGCCATCCGGGCACTGAGCCTGCCCGGTGTAACCGTAGATGAGAACGACACCGGCTACGTCCGAGTGGAGTCGCACGGGCAGTTGGCGCTGCTGCCTATGTCCTATGGGCATCGTGATGAGTTCACCATCACGGCTGACTTCTTCCGCGCCAGACCCGGACAGTACCCGCTGCGAGATGGCGAGTACAACACTCCGGGGATCCTGCGGACGGTTCGCGCCCTCGTGGAGCAGGCCCACGGTCGCAATCAAGCATATGCCGCGAGCTTGGTGCGCGAAGAGATGAGGGAGCGCAACTACGAGGCTTCCGTTGCGCTGCTTCACGGTACTGCTGCTGCAAATGGATGGACGGTCGGCGTTGCCCTTGGGGAGCTGCAGGTCTACCTCAAAGGACTGCGGATCACTGGGTCGCATGCTCATGCCGACCGGCTGCGCGTTCACTGGATGGGTCAGTTGATCGCGGAGGCACGACCCGAGACGCTGCCCGCGTTCGTCGCGGCACTCAACAACTTTCTCAAGATCAATGAGGTGTAAACATGAAGATCAAGACAGACAACCTCACCGGCCCCGCCCTTGACTGGGCGGTGAGGAAGTGCGAAGGCCCCCTTCCTGGTACCACCCGTCGACCTCCTGGGAGGAGGGCGGGCCGATCATCGAGCGCGAGGAGATCGGCATCCGTCGAAACGCCCCCTGCTCTACCGGCAGGGAGTGGGAGGCGTTCGGCAGCATCACTGCCAAGGGCGCAGGGTATCGGTGGGGCTACGGTCCCACGCCGCTGATAGCAGCGATGCGCTGCTACGTCGCATCCCGCCTCGGTGACGAGGTTGACGTCCCCGACGAACTCATTGTGTAAACAGGAGAACAGAGATGAACACGCACAAGCTAGCCATTGGGATCATCCGCGAGGTGGCGCTCGGGAAACGAGAAGCATGGGATGTCCTCTGCCTTGTGGCAGAGCATGAGCCCGACTCACTGTGCCGCGCCCTGGGGGTTACGATCCCCTCTGGATTTGCCCGTGCTGGGTCTGGCACCCATGCCAAGTGGGTTGATGATGTCATCGCGGCCATGCCCCTGAACAAGATCGAGGCGATCAAGATCATCCGCACGAACCGGGGTCTTGGGCTGAAGGAGGCAAAGGATGTCGTTGACCGAGCGGAGGAACAGCGGCGCATGGGCAATGACGCCTCCCTGATCCTGGAAACTATTGCCACCTGGAACGCACCCAAGCCCAACGACATCCCCTTCTGAGGCAATCATGGACAGAGACGTTAGCTATCTGGACTACGACCGCGACGACGGTCGCCCCGTACCCACTGGGCCGTTTACATGCAGAGCCTGCGGGGAGGAGTGCTCGGTGTCCTGGCAGGACACCGGGATCGGTGCCTACGAATACTGGGGCGCGAAGGGGGTCGATGTCCGCATGGAACTCCTGAGCGAGTGCTGCGGGTCCGAGGTGACTGAGTGATCAAGACCATCACTCACCATGCCCCTCAGTTTCTGAAGGAGGCATGGCCCCACCATGAGGTTTCCATCCTTCTGGTGCCGACCATTGATCAAGTCCTGCCCGGCGAGCTGTTTATACAGTGGCAGGGTAGGGCTTACGGATTGTTCCGGTTGACTGAAGACCGAGCCCCCAGGTTCGTTGGTCTGTATCGGGATCTGATGAGTGCCCTGCACAAGGCGGGGCAACTGGATTGAAATCCTTTATTTCAATCCGAGACGGGGCTGCGGCCCCGTCTTTCGTTTCAGAAGGCGTCGAGGTTCTCGACGTAGGTGCCTGATGTTCGGTTGAAGAGGAGGGTAGTCTCCCCCTGCGTCCCGACCCACCGATACCGGCATTTCCAAACTGCGATCTCGACGTACCTATCCTGCCGGTGGACCGTCAAGCCGCAGTCTGCCTTGGCCCACCATGCCATTGACCCGCTGATGCTCATGCCATCCGGTCTTGGTTGATCTGTCCCTGACCGCTGCATCTTTGAGGGATGGGCCACGAACCATGTGTGAACGTCCTGAGCCTTGCAGAACCTCTGGACCCTGGTCAGCATCTGACTGATAGCGTCCGTCTCTGTGGTGTCCTTTCTGTCAAGGTCAATGTAGTTGTATGGGTCGATCACCATCCCTCGGATCCCCATCCTTTTGACTGCAGCCCTGGCCCTGGTCAGGATGGAATCTAGGGTGTTGGGCTCTTCTCCCGCCGAGTCAATGAAGAGGAAGTGATCTTTGACCCATGTAAACGCTTCGTTCTTCTCCTCTTCCGTCATGCGATCCCTGCCCTCAAAAAACCGCTTCCGCAGGTAGATCTCCATGAGTCTGCTAATGTGAATCTCTGGGCTGTTCTCAAATGACGCGACCGCAAACTTCCAATCACTCTTCTGGGCTAGGTTGACCATTAGCTGATCAACGAAGTTCGACTTGCCCGAGGATGGGTAGCCGGTGACCACGGTCAACTGACCCGGGGCTACTGTGTAGATGGTGTCGAGTGCCGGGTAGCCGGTACTGAAACCCGACCCTTGCCCTCGGGTATAGAGTTCGTTTACACGCTCTGCGAAGGTGGACGCATCCGACAAGCCCGCGATGGGGTACGGCTCCGCCGCCTCCACGATCCCCCGCACATCCTCTTTGCCATTCCGAGAGGGGTCATTGAGGATCTCGTTGAAATCCTTCCCATCGAACTTCGCAAGACGGCACTTGTCTTTGCCAATCCGGCGAGCCAACTCCTCGGCCAACGCTTGCCCAGGAGGGTCTTGGTCTGTAGCCAAGACAACGTATGGAACTGCGTCCAGGAGTTCCCGTGCGTTCCATACAAATGCGAACTTCTTGTCCTCTGATGGGAGAACTTTCCCATCTGCCACCTTCAGCGGCGCACCACCGGGTACAGACACGACGTTATCGATGCCCGCCTCTCTTGCTGAGAGGACATCGATCTCTCCTTCGACTATGACCAGAGGCTTTGTCTTGTCTGCCCATTGCATCCCGAAGAAATCATGCGCTCCTCCGGCATCCTGTGTAAATGCCTTCTCAGGTACAGCCCTGTACTTGGCTGCGACCATCGCTCCGTCCCGGAAGTAAGGGAACCCAATGGCATCCTCCTCCCGGTCTAGCTTGTTGAAGTATTTCCTCGTTGAAAAGAGCTTTGCGTCATCTGCTGTCAGCCTTGAGATGCCTCGGCTCTCAAGCCATTGATAGTGCTCTTCAGTCAGCGATGCGTCCTGTATCTTGGGAACCGCCTGCACGAATCTCTCCTTCCTGTGTTGATGGACTGGAATGATCCCGTTTACACCGCAGTGATGGCAAAAGTAGAGCACTGACCCGTCTTCTTTACGGGTCAGGGTCATGTCTTTGCTTCTTGTTTTTTTCCTGTCTCCCGAGCACTCGGGGCAGGTCACGCGGTCGTTGTCTTGGAACTGAATGCCGTCGAGGGCTATCACTTCATGGACCCGTCCTTCTTCCTTGGAAAGCTACGGTTCTTGGAGGGGCTGGTCAGCCTGTACCCGTCCTTGTTTGAACCGCCCTTGGACAGCGCAACGGTGTGCGCTACGTCCTTGCCCGCTCGGTCCACTCCCTTCGCATCCAGGGCTCTCCTGGCCCTTTGGCGCTCCATCCGAGAGGGGTGTTCACCTCTCGCTTTCTGGGTCTGGTACTCCTGCTTGTAGTCCCTCATTGCATCATCTCCGGGCGCGTTTGAATGTTTTCCCGAAGCATGCTGACAGCTTGGATAAGGGTGAGAACTACCCCGTACTCATCGAGGTTGAAGCTGCACATGTTGATCTTGTAGCTGTTCTCGTACTCGTCCACGGTGATGAGGATCGCCGGCTTCCCGGATCCGCTCCTCAACTGATCCACCGTGGCACTCATCTCATCGATGCCCATGCCGATGGGATGCTCTTCCTTGCTCAGTTCCTTGTTCACTTCGATCTCCAAACGGGCTGTGCCCGCGCATGGCTTTTCAACGCACGGCTACTCCTGTACTCGCCAGTCTTCTCGATGAGCTTTCGCTTGGACAGGTGTAAACAAACCGCGCCCCAGGCGTTTGGGGAAGGAGGGCCGGGGAAGCCATTTCGCTCCGCCCGGAGCCTCAACTCCTCAAACAGAGCGCCTTTGTAACCGATGTCCTTCAGGTATGCAAGCACTATCTTTTCTGCTGCGCTATGCCAATCTTCACCGGCATTGAACAGAGCTTGCTGAGCACCTGCATCTCTCAGAGATTGCCCATCCATTCCTGCACCTGTTTGTGTTTAGACATGAGGCTGCCAAAGCCAGGGGTTGGGTGATCCCCCCTGTCTTGCACTGTCCTTCCCTGAGAGAGTCAGAGAAGAACCTGTCATCCTCCGTAATGCCTGTCATCCTCTGTATCGGATGCTGACCGATTGAGTAGGTGGGTAAGTCCTACCGGCTGGTCCCTGCCGCCCCGCACATCACCCTGTACGCATCGTTTGCTGCTTGTGCTGGAGGACACATGCAGCCCGGTCCCCTGGATCACCGGCGTTGACAGGCCCGATCACATGCTCTGATCGGTGAGGTGTTTCTTGGGTTCAGCCCATGCAGGCCATTTGCTGACGCGCCCTGACGATCATCTGCACTGAACACCCCCGGCACCTGGGGCCAGAGGCTCAGTCTGGTTGTCCTAAGGTGAGAGCCCCGAAGGTGTTCGGTACAGACGACCGGGCCATCCTAATGGATGTTGAAGGGCTTTGCAAGCGGTGACCTTTGAGCTACACTGTCTTCCGCTCAGTTGCTTGAGCGATCTCCCTCCTGTGACGCCCCCCTGGCGTCTTGACCCCGGTGAGCCGCGCTCCCGGGGTCTTTTTTTGTCCCGGGATCTCTTTGACCGTGATGACACACCGAGGGCACTCCTTGTCTTGATGCCAGTAGATGTGCTTCTCTTTGACCTGCCTGTCGTTTACATAGAGCCTTCCCTGAAGCAGATCCAAGATGAGGCTCTCGTCCAGATCCGGCCTTCGGGAGGAATACCAGATGTGGATCTCCACGGACACATCCAGGGTTGTAGGGTTATCCACAGGGGCACATTGCTGTTGAAACGCCTGTGAATAACTCAAAGCCTTCTCGCTCTTGATCAGCCTGGACATCCCTCCGAACCTTACAAGTCTCCTGCTGTTGGCCTTGCTGGCAGGCTCCCCAAAAATTTGTCGGGTTTCCACAAAAAGGGCTTGCGTGCCGTCCGCGCTAGTGCTAGGATTGGTTCCGTTGTCATCCACAGGAGGTCTCCTTGCTGATCACCAACATCCACGGCGCACCGGCTACGCTGGTTGCCCTGGCGAACAAGAACTACTACTCGAAAGGGGATGCAGACTACTCCGTAACGGAGCTTCTGTCACCCCCAAGGGTACGACGGCTGAGGGAGCGTCATCACTCCCTCCTCAAACAGGATGTCTCTGACATGCTGTGGTCCCTGCTCGGATCGGCACTCCATGTTGTTGCCGAGCGGGCCTCTGCGGCTCAGCATGTCACAGAGGAGAGAATTCTTGCAGACATTGATGGAGTCAAGGTTTCCGGTGGCATTGACCTCCAAGAGATGACCCCCGAGGGGGTCATCATCACCGACTACAAGTTCACCTCTGCCTACTCCGTGATGAACGAGAAGAAGGAGTGGGAAGAGCAGTTGAACCTGTACAAGTGGCTCGTGGAGTCCGTCAAGCGGATTCCGGTTGTGAGTCTTCGGATCTGCGCCCTGATCCGGGACTTTTCCCGCCACGACCGGCGCGAGAACTATCCGTCCAGTCCTATCCACATGGTGGAGATCCCGATGTGGGACTCTGTCAAGGCAGAGATGTTTGTGCGTGAGCGTTTACATCTTCATGCAGAGGCTAAGTTTGCCGATGCGATGGATGAGCCTCTGCCTCATTGCACTGACGATGAACGGTGGTTCTCCGAGACCACCTACGCCGTGAAGAGGGAAGGCAGGAAGACTGCCATCCGTGTGTTCAAGTCCATTGAAGAGGCCCAGGAGTTGGCCCAGAAGGAGAAAGGCTATGTCGAAGCCAGAGTTGGAGAGCCCCGCCGTTGCACCGGAAACTTCTGCAACGTCGCAGAGTACTGCGATCAGTACCAGTCAGAGGTCCGTTCGGGACTTGTTGAAGCTTGATGTTTCTTCTTTCATCGAGAAGAAGCAGGGCCTGAGCTACGTTTCCTGGGCTCATGCCTGGGCGATTGCTCTGAAAGCGGACCCCGCAGCGAACTTCAACGTTCGCATGTTCGACGGGCGCTGTGCCATGTATGTAAACGGCACTGCGATGGTTTGGGTTGATGTAACCCTGTTCGGCAAGACCGTCACCGCGTGGCTTCCCGTGATGGATCATCGCAACAAGCCCATCCCAGACCCGGATGCGTTCCAGATCAACACGGCACTCATGCGCTGCATGACCAAGGCTTTGGGGTTCCACGGCATCGGTCTGAATGTTTACGCGGGCGAGGATCTTCCCCTGGAGGTTCCCGGTGATGAGAAAAACGAAGAGACCGCCGGTAAAAAGGAAGAGAAGCCTTCGGTAGTGAAGGAGCCAAAGAAGCCCGAGGTGAAGGAGGAAAAGAAGGAGGAGAAGAAGGAGGAGAAGAAGGACACAGATCCCAGGCTCTCGGCTGAACTGTTCACCGAGTCCTTTGTGGAGTACATGATCGTGGTGAAGGACAACGAAGGTTTGAACAGCTACTGGAAGAGCAATCAGTCCAGGCTCGACAAGCTGAAGACCGGCTACCCCGATCTGTATGAGAGGTGCCTGTCCGTTGCCAAGGACCGGCGTCAACAACTGAGCAAGGAGTGATCATGGCATTTGAACAACGTCCCGACTCCGGGCGGCTGATGGCCGCTCAGAGCAAGCGTTCCGAGAAGGCCCCGGACTACTGGGGAGAACTGGCGATCAACATCAAAGACCTGACAAACGCCCAGGTTGACAAGGGTTTTGTTGTCTTCAAGCTCTCGGGCTGGAAGAAGCAAAGCAAGAGCGGTGTCACCTACCTGAGCTTGGCAATCGACCGCCGGGTTCCCCAGGAGGAGGCCCGCAAACCCCGTCGTCAAGACGATGACGACGTTCCCTTTTAAGAGGTTTTATGAGCAAGACGAAGCAAGCCGAGGAGATGTTCCAGGCAAACAAGGATGTGGCTGTGAAGGATGTCGCAGCCCAATGCGGAATCACGGTGGCACATGCCTACGCCGTGCGTAGCCGGGTGTTTGGCAAGCCCAAGCGGGCCTATCGCAAGTACCAGACCGCAGGACAGAAGGTGGTTGTCTCGTTGATCAACAACGATGCCAAGGAGTCCGATGAAAAGGACAAGACCATCAAGTTGCAGAGGGACGCGATCATCCTTCTGGAGGCTCAACTGAGCGAGGCACTCCGCAGGGCGGAGGAGTACCGGGTGGTCATCCGCTACCTTGAGCGGAAGATCGAAGATGCCGATGCAGTTTGAGGCGCGGAAGGTCGCCCTCAAGCAGGACAGGACAGGTTTTGTGTTGACTCTGTCCGTCCACCCCGATGAGTTCCCTTCAGAGCTTCTAAGGGATTTCGTCGGGGCACGGTATGCCTGCGTGATGGTCAGGATCAACGACGACGAGACGCCCGTCGAGTACAAGAACAGAGTTCAAAAAGCAGGAATGCTTTGCAAGACTCCGTTGTTTCAACAGTTCCTCGGCACAGAAGGAGAAGCAGCTACCGCAAATGCCTTGTGTTCTCGGCTTGGGATCGAATCCCGGACTGAACTCAACGGCAATTCCTTGGCGCAGTCTCTGTTTGATGACCTTGTGGCGGAGTTTGAAAATGACCCCTTCTAAGCTGAAACCATTCTTTGCCTATCTGAGCGAAGAGCAGTTCTTGGCGTTGAAACAGTTTTCAAAGAAGACTGGCTCTTCAATGTCCATGCTGATTCGTGAGGGTGTCGATGCCCGCCTGTCATCTGGTGATCAGTTCATCGCCGGGTACAACCAAGCGATGCAAGACGCCATCGCGGTCATCAATACCAACAGCCTTTCCAAGATGTCCTTCCCCTCTGGGAAAACGTTCGGTGAGATGATCATCGATGATCTGAAACTTTACTTGAGGCACCAACATGAACCAAGAAGCCAGAAAGAAGAAGAACAATGGATCCCTTCCGACCCCGGAGCAGCAACGTGAGGCTCAACGATTGAAGGATGCAGCCATCCGAGCTTGGGCAACAGATAACAAGGTTGCCACCCAACCTCCCACGAAGTTCAAACAGGAGAAGCTGTGAGCCCGATGGAAATGAACAAACCCCAGGGGATGGTGGAGCAGGTTGTTTTTGTCCTGGGGAAGGTTATCTTTCTGCCCCACTATCAACTGCCGATGACTTTTGTTGCGCCCGGGCACACCAAGCTGGTTCCAAGGACTTTCCGGGAAAACCAACTCAAGATGCTTGGTGCCAAAAGGGTAGTGATGAAACTCTGGCCGAGGGACTACGAATGAACATGTCTTATCCCATCGTTGAGCTTGAGGTGATCCGATGGGCAGAAGCCCGGGGGATCATTCCCAATGCAAAACCGCATTCTCAACTCCTCAAGGCCATGTCCGAGTTTGGAGAACTGGCCGATGCGGAGGGAAAAAACAACATTGAGTCCATCAAGGATGCAGTAGGAGATGTGATGGTATGTCTCATCAACTACTGCGCCTTGAAAGACATCAATCTGGTGGACTGCTTGAACCTTGCGTTTGAACAGATCAAGCACCGCAAGGGTTACCTGATGCCCGACGGCACGTTCGTCAAGGAGCAATCGTGAGTGGCGGCTACTTTGGATACGCGCAGTACAAGATCGATCAGATCTCTGACCAAATATCCGAAGTGATCCGCGACAACGATAAATCTCAGTTTCCGTTTTCGCCGGCAACAATTCAAAAACTAACGGAAGCCATATACGCTCTTGAGACGGCATTCGTTTACGCGAAAAGGGTTGACTGGTTGATCAGTGGTGATGACGATGAAGAGTCTTTCCAGAAAAGACTCTTGGAAGACCTTGCTGAGCTTGAAGAAGACATGAAGGTGTGACATGCAGATGTACACCATCAAGTTCTGCTCAGAAGGAAATGTTCTTCCAACCACTCACATTGTCATCTCTGCCAATTCACCAAGCGAAGCATTGGACGGCTTTTGGTGCTGGATGAGGCTTCAACCCTGGTATATGCACACATGGACGTTAAACATCTCAATGGAAGAGATCCTTCACATTGATAGCGTCCCTGAAGCCTACAAGACCAAAGATCATGCACAAGCCACCAAGCAACAAAGGTAGGAACATCATCAGGGTCAACGCGATGTCGTTCGCACAGTTGATCAAGTACATGAATGAGGGTTTGTACTCATGTAAAGAACTAGCAGATCTGACAGGATTGCACTATGTGACGGTGCTGGAATACACAAGATCCATGTACAAGGCCGGTGCTGTCCACATCGGGGCGTGGGAGGCAGACTGCCGTGGTAGGCACATGATTAAGGTCTACCACATCGGCCCTGGGAAAGATGCCAAAAGACAGAAGATCAGCGCAAGCAAAAGATCTCTAGCGTATCGGGTTAAACAAAAGCAACTCGACATTCTCAAGCGTTTACATACAGGAGCGATGAGTGAACACCAAGATGCTTCGCAAGGCCCGGGCCCTCTGGGCCACGGGTAACCGACGCCTGGACAGGCGCAACCAGCTGGCCTGGGTACGCGCCGTTCGCCGCCTGGGCCACAAGTGGCTACTTGCCACGTATGTGGAGAGGAAGGCACCATGAAACACCAAGACACCGAGCCGACGGTGTGGGCACGGTCTGGGCAACGTGCACGGGGCACGGACCAGCAAGGTCGACACCCCGAGGCGGCGGAAGCCGCCACCGACATCGGCCAGGACGATGGGACGGCTTCGTTCGACTGGGCTGCGCTGATCATCATCGGCACCGTGGTTGCCGTCACGGTGGTAGCCGGCGCTCTGGCGCTGTTGGGAGGGATGGTA